CTCGATTGGGATCTTTGCTAACAATAACCCACCAACTCCTATTACACCTTCGTATTTACCTGAGTCCACAACGGGGGCTTCAAAGTCAGGGTGCTCATCAGCACGTACTAACTCGTAACCTTCACGTAATCTGGCAGATATATTTTTAGTATCTGCAAATCCGCGTGCTTCCGCTCTGATCCAACGGTGTTTATAACCGTCAGGGGCAGGTGGTGCGTCTAAACTAGAGGAAGGAGCCCAAGGCTTCCGCTTGGCTGTTTTTTCCCTAGTACCGTCTGCGCGAGGAGATCTTGTGGTGCCCTCAAACCCTTTTTTAGTTGATGACATCAGCGTCTCCTATTGTTTGACGTATTTCGCGTATTCTTCTACGGGCACACCCAATCGTTTAGCGATAGCCACTTGGCTCTGGGTGAGGCGAACCTTATTACTGCTTTTGCGTCCACTGGTCTTACTGCGGGAACCACTAGCGACAGTCTGGACGGGTTTTCTGCCACTTCCGTTATCCTGTGTACCAAGCTTGGTGGGAAAAGTCCTTACAAGCCTCGTATCTAATTCATCATAGTATTCATCGGTCAGTGGGTCAAATCCTTCTTCTTCCACCATTTTTTTATGTAATCCAAAAGTAGCAAACGTCATAGCCTCATCTTTGCCAAACCATTCATTGCGTGAAGCCCATTCCTCCGCTTTAGGATCAGGAGCCTGTTGGGGTTGAGCAGGTTGCTGTGGTTGCTGCACGGGTTGTTGGGGCTGTTGAGCCGCACGTTGTGCTTGCTGTGTGCGTATCTCTTGCTGTTGTTGAGCTTTGGCGTATTCGTTAGCAGACACCGCTAATTGCGATATTTTAGTTTGCGCTTGAACCACCCCATCAGGGTTGTTTTCTAGCATCGCTTTTTTAAGGTCTTCCTGCGCTTGTACTTGCTCCGCCTTAATCCGACCACCGTATTCGTTTAAATAACCGTGGTCTAACGTGTTAACGCGGGTTTTAAGCTTATCCGCTTCTGCTTTCTGCGCTTGAGCATAGCTAATCGCTTCTTCTCTCTGACGCTCCGCCTCGCGCATTTTCTTAGTAAGCTGGTTAATGCGCTTCTGCGCCCCCTTGCTTACTTCCGATTGTTCATCTTCTTCAGGAGATGCGGCAGCTTCAGCTTCAGCCTCAACCTCTACCTTTTCTTCAACGACTGTTTCGGGCTTATCGTCAACAACTTCGACTTTCTTCTTAGTTTCGGTTTTGCTGGGTAGCTCAACCTCCGTTTCTTCGTAATTATCAAAATCCAGTTCGACAGTGCCATCATCGGCCTTATGTTCGTTCTTTGCCATGGGTTACTCCTTACAAACTTAGAATATCGTCTGGGTCGGCAATCGTAGCGATTACCTCATCGTCGTTAATAATGCGCACTTCGCCACCTTCGATCTTAAAACGAGTGCCGCCATAACGAGGAAAAATAACCCACTGTTTTTCTTCGCACCAAGGACCTGACGGGAACTTCTTTTTGTCCTGGTAAGCTAGTGGGCCTGTTTTGACCACATAACCTACAACCGTCTGCAACTGATCTTCGACAACTGTCTGATCAGTCAACAAAATGCCGCCGTCTGTTTGTCCTTTGCCGCGATAAGGCAAAACCAGTATCCGCCAGCCCGAGGGCTGCGGCATACGTTCTACCATTGATAAGTCTAGTTTGGTGGGGTCAAACACCCGCTCGTCAGCAGAAACATAACTGTTCTGCACCACTTTTGAGGGGGGAGTTTCGTCTGGGGTAGTAACCGATCCTACCGATGCCTTCATACTATTTGCTCCTGTTTTTCTAGCAGGTCCGAGAGTTCCTGTTCGATAGCTGATAATGCGTTCAATTCACCCATGCAGTGTTGATACTGCTCCATGTCTCTAATGCCATTCCCTTCTAAGCAAGCGTGTACACCTGCCCGTCTATCTCTAATTGCGCCTTGAACGAATTGCACAATACTAATCGCATCCACAATAATATACCTCATTTATCACATATTATTGCGTATGATAGTATATCTACGAGCGTTTGCGAGTCCTTTTTTTACTTTTTCCCGCAGTATTTAAGGCTATCGCTACAGATTGCCGCTGTGGATAGCCTTCGCCACGTAATTTTTTCACGTTCGAGCTTATTGTTTTCTTACTTTTGCCTTTTTTAAGGGGCATAGGTCACCTAATTGATTGTAAATTTGCCGCCTCGAAGCATTGCACCCATGCCACGGCACGTCCCCGTGGTCACAGTGCCCTTTGCCGTGTTCGGAGTCGGGATTTCTTTGTAATCTCCAAAAGGAACACTACCTTGACTCTTGATTACTTCTCTTTTACTGGCTTTAGGGGGGTTTTTAGGCTTAGAGCCCGTGGTTCTTACTGTTCTGCTCATGGAGTTTCTCCTAGTTTTTCACGTAAACGCATATTTTCGCGCATATTCGACGCATTGATGCGTTGTTCGGTCTGTTTTTCTTGCGATTCAAGCCTATCATCAAACTGACGGCTTCTTTCTTGCGCCTTTTGCTGCTCTAAATCAAGTTTTCCTTGATCATTGGCAATATCTGCCGCTGTTTTCTGCTCTTTGATGCCCAATTCCTGCTCTTTGAGCGCAATCAACGGATCAGGACCTTCGCCTTGACCCTGATTCATAATATTTTGGCTCTGCATCCGCACTTCGGCTATCTTTTCGGCAATAAATTGCGATATATCCGCTTCAATCTGGATAATTTGCTCTTCGTTGGGCTCCTGACCTTGGCTCTGGGCCATAAAACCGGTCATCACCGTCTCTTTAGCCAACAATTTAATGTGCTCCATGACGTGTTTCTGCAAAGCAATCGCTGCCGCAGGGGTAGCTTGCACTACACCCGAGGCCATAAACACCAAATGAGCCGCAATGTGCGCATCGTGGTTCTGCCCTTCAAACGCTTTAAGGTCTGTGTTGTCTAACGCATCCACATTCTCTTGCGCAGGGTCCACCGGTTGCGGTGCTGCCAGCTCTGGAGCGTTCAAAATGGTATCTATATCCCGCACGCCCAATGCTTCGTACATCCGGCGATACGCTTCGGGCAAATTGTGTAAATCAGGCGCTTGCATAGCAAGCTCTAACTGGCTTTGCGCTAATGCGATACGCTGCGCCTGTGAAAAAATGTTGGGATTCGATACCGGAACGACATCAATCCGGTCATCAAAGTCCTGCGCCATAATCTGCGGAGAGGCTCCGGCTACATCGTAAGGATACTCCTGCGGCAAGAACTCATGCATGACCCTCGCTAAAATCTTAAACTCTTTGCGCATGGCATAGTGCAAACGCTTGTGGATCGCGCTCATCACCCTAGCACCCTGCTCCAATAACGCTACCGTCGTACCAACCGCCGCTTGCTGATTGCCATCACCCACCTTCATGTCGGTAATGGTCGCAAACCGCTGGGCTGCATCAACCACAAAGCCCAGTAACTGGAACAAGGTTGTATCTGGACCCTTAAACGGCAACGGCATCAAGCTGTCTCGGATCGCTCCACCAGGAGCATCCACGTCTCTGAACTCACCAGGAGATAACGGATCGGCATCGTCCCTAATCCTTAGACCACGGGCCTTGAACCCTGCTGGCAGGTTAGACAACGTACCGGCGTCTATCAATTGCCGCAACGAGGCAGTAGCCGTGGTAGCCAGCCCACCAATCGTGTCTATTAGACCAAGGCCATAGAAACCAAATCCAGGTAAAAACTTGTAATGAACAAAGTATTCAATCTTCTTAAAGTCTTCATCGTCTTCCAGATAGTTACGACGGATCGACAACACCACGTTGGTGTCCTCGCACACGGTCACAATGTAAGGCAGCTTGATACCGGTAGCTTCGCCTTCCTCGTCCTGATGCTCAAAGCCGTCAAGGTCTAGTTCCACGTGAAACTCTAACAACGTCGTATCGTAATCACCCTGCGTAGGCTCTGCGCCCTGTATCTTGTTCATTTCGGCACGGACATCATCTGGCGTGCGCTGACTAGGCATTATGGGCACATCCAGATAAAAGCCAGCGATCTGTTGCTTACGCAGATCGTTAACATTCATATCGATCCTATGGGTGATGATAGGGCACGTTTCGAGATTGGAGGTCTCGTAGGGTACGATAAGGTCGGTCGCCGGAACAAAGGTCGATACAGGGCGGTTGAGCGCAGAATCATAATAAACCTTCTTAAAGGCTGATCCTGCTAGGGGGAGATAATACAGCATCTGATCGAACTCGGGCGTGTACTCCTGCATCTCGTTCATCAGATAGTAATTCATAAATTCTTTGACGCGGTGAGCTTGCTGTTCTTTTTTCTTGTCTACCGCGCCCATGACCACCGTGCGCACCGGACCGCTAGGGGGAAGCAGCTCGTTGTACGCCTGTGCCTGAAACTGAGTAGCGGCCTCGGCCAATATCGGATGGGTGACGCCACTGGCTCCACGAAAGGGCTCCGTTCGGTCTTCGTACTTGTAGCCCAGAAGCTGAAGGCCCTTCTCGTAATTTTCGCGCCAATCTTTACGCGAGTTATTGTTGTTCTCGTACTGGGACGTTAAATCGCTGACCAGAAGACCTAATGCCGTATCATCTAGCTCTTCGGCCAGATTGCGGTAAAAATCGCCCTCATCTATCAGACTCTCCGGCTGTGGATCAAAGTCCACCACCGCACTGCCGTCTTCCTCGGTCAACACTTCGATTACCGAGCCGTCCATTTCTTTGGGACGCAAAGAACCAGGAATAGCCACCTCAACCTGCTCTTCGATGGTTAACTCCGGTGTCATCACCGTTTCATCCAACCTTTCTACCATCGTGCTAATCGGGTCGTTAGGTTCAGCCATTTTCTCTTCCCATGATGCGATCTAATGCTGATAGCATCTTTTCACTTGGTTGAATCCCTGTACGGGAGTTCATTAAATTCTGTACGCCCTGCTGGCGACGCTGCATGGAGATCTCTTCAGGACCCATGCTCATCGACATCGAAAACTCTTCATACGCATCTGCCGGTTCGGCCACGCTGCCGCCTTGATTAAACGTGTACACCGTTTCATCCTCAACCATGTAAGGGCTGTCTACACTAAATCCAGGTTGATACTCTCGGCCTATCACGTCCCGCACCGCGCCCACTGTCGCTTCGGTATCCAAGTTAAGCAGGTTACTGGCTCCGCTTAACTGACCACCCGCTGCAATCTGTCCTGCGCTAATCCCTCCTGGTGTCGCCATACCCAAGGCAGCAATCCGATCTTTTCCGGTCTGAATCGCTTGGGCCTTTGCCGCTTCGCTAAAATCGTCCCCCAACGAAGCTTCAGCGTCTCGTACAATCTGGGCTATCTGTTGAACAATGCTGGGAGGCGTAGGCTCAACGGGAGCTGGCGTAGGCGCTGCAACGGGAGGCATTGCAGGTTGAGGGGTTGCCGCTGGAGCGGGGGTTACCGGCTGAGCCGGAGCACTGCTTGGAGACAAACCCATCGTCGGTTGAGTAACCGTCACATTGCCGCCCGTGATGGCATTAGGGTCCAAGGTACTGGTCGTCCCTGCGTCCGTTTGCAATAAATTAACCCCTGTTACATCCGGATCAAGCTTGACGATGTTGCCCGTGGTGTCCATTGTGCCGGTGGTCACGGTCCCTGTGCCATCCGCGTTGATCCCCATGCCCGTGCTTGGGAACGTAAGGT